ACTTTCAAGCTCAAATGTGAACCCATTCCCCATACTCGAGAACATCTCAGTACGGACGAGTGTACCATCCACATTCACGTTCTGGCTCCTGATATCATTTAGATATAAGAACCATTCCCGTGGCAGTAGAGCTTCAACACAGCTAATCGTGATCGTGTCACTAGCCGAAGATAAGTCAAGCGTGGCCAAGGAACCGTCAAGGCTCCCCAACCGCGCTAATCTCCGGTTGATCGACTGATCATTCAAATCAATGTTGAATCGGCGCAAGCGCCGACGGATGTGGTTACCCACACCCTTCTGGAGGTACATATTGATATCTGGCTCTTTACAAGCACAGCGATCAATCTCCGTTTTCTTTGGAACGGTGAACAATTGTGCCCCTTCAACCTCCCTGAGGAGATAGAACAGACCCAACTGTCGAAACAACTCAACCTCGCGATGGATCACATCTACGAAGCAAGTTGCTTCCTTTGTAACATCGACCTGGCCGAAGTACTTTTGAGCCGGATGGCTCTCTGTACGGCGGCGACTCGTGCTAGCTCCACCCGAGAAGGACCCTATGACCAATTCGTTGGTTAAGGGCCCAAGAACCTCGGATATGAGCTTTTGCGCAAAGCCCAAGAGGGCATAGAACGTGACACGTGGCAATATGTTGTAGCCACGATCAAGTCCACGCAAACGCTGATTGGTATCAGCGTTCTTTCGCTCCGTCAACATCCACTTAGCTACTGCCGCACTCCTGCGGCTAGCAGCGGGGACAAGATTCTCAGCGCAATACTTGCTGAGATACTCATCCCGCAGATAAACGGAGGCGAAGTCCTCTTGACCACTGAACCCTTCCATAAGGTTCAAAATGGTAGCAGTGTTCGACTCGCTCAATCTCCGGTTGGCGTTTTGCCTTTCGAAGCTAGAGCGATTATGCCTTTTATCATGCTTATGCATTGATCGGTTCCTTTTGGATTCCGTAAGGCGATCCCCACCACCATTACAATGGTGGGAATCAGAGCATTTACTCGATACAACCACTTCACGCAGCGAGCTGCGTGAGGACGGCCGTTAAGGCTTCTCCTCCTCTTCGTCCTTGTTACGGGATTAGGGGCGGGTGGTTGTCCAGGATCTGACATCTTTACCAGATGTCGTTCAGCCCGGTGAGCAGATCGTTGATCTGCGTCTGGCTGGCGGCAAGAGAGTTGGCGATGAAGCCAACCATATCTTTCCGCTCCTGGTCCGTCGAAAGCTCGTCGAACACGAAGTTGACATCGGCAAAGGCCGTGCGGACGACAACCGGGCTTGAAACCCCGGAAACCGTCTGAGTTTGCACGACCGGAACCGCCAACTTCAGCGTGGGCCTGAACTTTCCGGCCGACTTACGGAGACTCGCGGTAAACCGCGGGTTCCCAGCCGGCACGCCTGTCTTTTCAGAATAGACATGGACTCCATTCGGGTCATCCCCGTCCGGAGTGAAAGTGTGCGCAACAGGAGTTGCTGCTCTGTCATTGATGACAAGATTGGTCCGTGCGGACATTGTTATTCCCTTTCTATATAAGGAATGGAACCAGTGTTCTGGCGTACATTTTTCATCGAATGGAACGCAGGTTGGTGATGGCGAGAGCTAAGGCCTTAATGGGCCTGTCGTTCAAACCAGTTTCCAACCCGAACGGATCGGGACAATACCAAAACCCGGGTAATGGCCAATCAGGAAGAACCTGACGGTTATACCCATCGTAGGCCCAAGTTGCTGTGGCTTTGCTCAACGAATAGGGCAGGATGAACCTGTCTTCTGCGAAGTAGCTCCACACATTAAGGCCTCCGCTAGCGGAGGCCCGACAACTTATTGTCCCATCTACAAAGATCAACCCAGCTGGTGCAGTCAACGCCGTCAGAACGGGCCCAATGGGCACGAACCAATCGACGACAAACGACCAGCTAACCAATTCCCAAGCTAGGGAAGCGGGGTTGACTAGGCCACATTGATTTAATGCTCTCAATCCCGCATGGGAGGGGTCAAGTCTAGCCCAAAGGCTACAATTGACACGAGCATTCTCCGAACCGCCTTTAAACTCGGTTCGACTCCCTGCTGACACGTTGTCATAAACAAATGCCGGCAGGTCACTCGAGCGACGCGAAGTCGCTTCTGTGTGCAAGAGGAGAGGGCTAATTAGGCCCTGTTCCTTTGCAAGTTCAATGAGACCGTAGATATCTTGCATTAAGGGTTTCCACCCATACACATATTTCAGATACTCCTCGGCTGCCCTGGTGAGAGGACCCTTTCGATCAAGAGATCGACGGGTCATCGTCAGGAGTGGCCGAAGTGATTTCTTATCATAGACTGACTTCAAGCCGTTGTAAAGGGCTTGGGCCGGGTTTCTGATAAGATTAATCGTCTGTTTTATGGTAGCAAGATCCTCCCCCAAGTTCGCCTTTTGATCAGCGAGCTTGGTAAGAGCCTTTGTTACGGCTTCGTTTCTCATCAAGAGCGGAATTTGGACGCCGCCCTGAGCATCAACAACTGCAGATCCATCAATTTTGGAACCGCAGACAGTTGTTACCAGGATATCGTCACCACAAACTCCGCCCGCGGACTCCAGCACCCAAGCAGGCGACCCATATGCCAAAAAGTTGTTGCTCTTACCAGTCATACTGGCGGGAGCTCCAACCTGAAGGCGGGAATTATACCTGTCGAGTGCTGTGGCCCTACGAAAACGAGTGCCACCTGGTAAAGTAATGAACCCACCTGCCACTTTGGCGCCAGTTGAACGGCGTTCGGTAGCAAAATCATCCCTGTTCTGTACAATCTCGCCATGGGCGCTACTGTACTGAATTTTGCGGAATGAGGGTTGCCTTTTCCAGATGATAGCCATACGTGGTCCTTTCGAGGATGGCGTCATGAGACGGAAGTAGAACACTACTCCATAGCAGCCCTTCG